AAGGGCACTCCCCGTTATCAAGATCCTGAAGATCTCGATGAAGACAACACTCGTGGTTCTGTGAAGGAACTGGACGATGATCTTCGTGAGGAACTGTCTAGTCTGAAACCCACCCGTCGTGCTGCGGCACCTGTGGAAGATGAAGACGATGCTGACGAAACCTTATCATATTTCGCAAAATTGGCGGAATAAATAAAAGTGCCTTAAATGTCCGCAAACTTTAAGGATGGAGGAGATTTCTCTCCTCCTTTTTATTATAAATACTAATGCGGACATTAAAAGAGCGGTTATGGAATTCATAGAGTATCACTATGTCTATTACTCCTACCAAGAATGGGGTAGAGGATATTTTGGTAGTAGAACTTGTAAATGTCCACCAGAAAAAGATATAAAGTATTTTGGTTCTTTTAAGGACAAAACATTCAAACCGACTCAAAAAATAATAATTAAAGACGATTATGCTACAAGAGAAGAAGCATATGTTGATGAGATTATTTTACAAGAATATTATAAAGTAGTAGAAAATCCACATTTTGCTAATAGGGCATATCAAACTTCTACTAAATTTAGTACAATTGGATTATTTCCATCTGTTGAAACTAGAAAAAAGTTAAGTCAAAAAGGAAAAGGTAGAAAAGTTTCAAAAATAACCAAAGAAAAGATAGGTAATTTACATAGAGGAAAAATTGTTTCAGAAGAAAGTAGAAATAAAATGAGTAAATCTCATAAAGGTAAAGTTCTTTCAAGTGAACATAAACAAAATATAAGAAATTCTTGTATTAAGAATATGGAAAAAAATAAAAAAATGTATTGTAAGTACATCTTTACTTTTATATCCCCCTATGGTAAAATTATAGAAACTTATGATGTAATGGATTTTTGCAAACAAAATAATCTTACATTCAGTAAAGTTTATGAAACATCTGTAGGAAAACAATCTCACCATAAAGGTTGGAAAATAAGCAGAGTTCCTAATCCAGATTATTTGATTAATACGAATGAAAAGTGATTATTATATTCAAAGAGTACCTAAATCTGAAATAAAGGAATTATTATATAATTACCATTATCTTAAAGATATATCAAAAGATTTCAAAAGTGGATATAATTATTCTTTATATAAAAAATCTTTTACAGATGTGTTAAATATTGGTGGGTCATTAGGTGCCTGCGTGTTTACAAATTTACCAGTGCCTGAATTAGCACAAGGAGCATTTGGATTAGAACGAAATGAACAGCAAGGACTCTTTGAACTTTCACGACTTTGCATACACCCCGAAATACAAGGAACCGAACATAATATCACTTCTTGGTTTGTTTCAAGAGCGATTAGACAGTTACGGAGGGATACTGAAGTTAAAGCAATCATCTCTTACGCTGATAGCGATTTCCACAGCGGTACAGTGTATCGTGCTTGTAATTTTAAATATTGCGGACTTTCAGACGCAAAGAAAGATTTCTACTATGCAGACGGAACTAAACACTCTAGAGGCAAAGTTAAAGGTGCTGCAGGAGAATGGAAAGAACGCTCCCGCAAACACCGATATGTGATGATATTTGATAAGAGTTTAGAACTCTTATGGGTTTGATGCCCTTGTATTTTCAGTCTTAATTAATCTATCATTTACATATTGCGATGACTCATCATAAGTCATCGCTTTTCTTGTATCATTTAAAACTTGTTGTAGATATAGAGGTTTTAAAATATAAATGGTTCTCTTATTATTGTTTTTAAAAACTTCATATTCATAATTTGTAACTCCAACTACTGGATTTAGTGTTTCTGTTGAACTACCTGGTTTTGGAATTGTAAAATTTGAGTCAACAACTTTACCTGCTGGAAGAATTAATCGATCTTGAGAATCTTTTACTTCTTTAGTTTCATAATGATGTATTCCATTTAATTCTGATCCGTAAAGTTGTTCAGAATAATCATATACTTGTTTATCAGAAAGAGGCCATTCATCTCTAACTCGTGTAATTCCAGCAAAAATTATAACAACCCAATCATATTGAGAACTACCATAAAGTTCTTCTGCTACAGTATCAGGTCGAGCACCATCCATAATTTCGTATTTATTGAAGATACTAAACACATTTTGTAAGTCATCACGAAGTTTAACTCTTCGGAATAAATTTTTTACCAATAAGTATTCTTTCGATGATTTTTTATCCGAAAGAAAGGACTGATACTCTAAATTAGGTAAAGTTCTAAAATAATTCATTAGTATCCAACTCCTATTCTACCTTCTGTAGTATTTTCATATTCTTCAGCATAAATTGGAGACAATTCTTGAAATTGTAAAGTTATTTGCATATGAACTGGTGTTGCATCTGGATAAGTTGTATATTGACCAGATCCATTGTAATTAACATTCATTTGTGTCAAAGCACATGGTTTAAATTTATGCAAAAATGGATGTTGTTTTCCACCACTCATATATTCCAATTTAAATACATTAGGTGCTTTAACAAATAAACCACCACCAGATGTGCTTGGATTTCCTTTTTGTGGAGTCATATTTATTTTAAAGGTTCTAATAATTTTTTTAATTCTTTCAGATTCTTTTTGTGATCTTGGAACCATGTCGAATGAAAATTGAAATGCTGGACGCATTGTAACTCCATTGAACAGAAGTTCAACGTTCTGATTAAATACTTGCCCAGTTGCTCTTGAAATGATTTGATTAATGTCTCCTTGTCCTAATGCTGCAGATAATGCTCCAGCAGCGGTTGCTGCAGAAACAGCTTGTTGACCTTCTCCGGTAGAAAGTGCAGAGGTAAGATTTGTAAAACCTTTTGATATTGATTGTGCCAAAGAACCAATAGGATTTCCACTCAATACTGCATCTGATGCAGCTGTTGCTAAATTACCAGCAAGAGGATTCATTGTTCCAGGAGTCCAATCTGCAGCGTTATTATCTTGAATTGTTGCTGGCATTGGAAGTATAATTGTAGCTAGAGATCTTTTAATATTTCCACTTTGAATTAATGCTTGTTCAGTTGTTCTCAGTCCAAATCCTCCAGTTAGTTCAAGACCAGGTGCTTTATACTCAATGACCTGAATCTTGAAATAATCATCTCCATCTTTAATATTACTAAGTGGATATCGGAGTATTTCTGCCATTTATTTTTTTAATTATTTATTGTCAATTTTGAATTATTTTTCTGTATGGAATTCTCAACAAAATTGAAAATTCGTCTCTGCTTAATTCATACAACCCACTAACTAATCGATCACCATCTTGAGTGTTGTATTGTCTATATTTTCCAAGATGAAAATTAAATCCCATAAATCCTCTTGGTAATAAATTACTAGCAATAATTAATGGATAACGATCATAACGAATTCTTGGAGTTTTAGCATAATAAACATAAGTGTAATATCTTCCAGGAATAGGAGGAAGAGGTACTTCACTTCCTTGTAATCTAGATAATATTTCATTCATAAGTTCTTCAGGTTTTTCTACTCCCAATAAAGATTCTTTTAAATTAATAAGACTTTTTGATTTACTTTTGCTATAAGTAGGTCCTTTAACTCTTCTAGGAAGTATTGGATTTGCTTCAATATACTCAATATCAACTTTAATAATATTAATCAGTTGTTGTATAGTTAATCTTTCATATCCTGAAAGTTTTCCTTTTCCACTTGCTGTCTGATAATAAGGATTATATTCCTTAGCAATTTCTACTAATTCTTTTTTTGAATATTCCTCTAATGGTTTTTCGTATCCTGTGAGTGCCATTACTTAATACCTAAATCTGATTCTGTAAGGACTTTAAACTCATATCCACGATCAGCACACCATTCTCGTGCTGCTTCCCATTTTGATTGATTTTTTGCATATTCATAAACTTCACTGATATATCTCTTCGTCTGTCTTTGAGGTTTGATAGGAGGAACAGTTTGCTTTGATGGTTTAATCTCAATCATATATTTTTTAATACTTTCATCAGATTCTTTGACTTTTATGAGAAAGTCTGGAAAATATTTATGTATGCGATTGTCTACTGGAGATCTGTAAGGAATAAATTTTTCTTCTGATTGCCATTCAATTATTTTTTGATTTGTATCACAATAAACCATAAATTTTCTCTCCCATAAAGATCTATAAATGATGTTTGTGGGATCTCCTTTATATTTTTCAGGATATGATGGTTTGTATTTTCCTTTGTATGACATCTAAATACTTATACTATAAGACTCATAATAGGTATTTAGAGTGGCAACACCCCGTAGAATATCGGATATTAAACCACTATTTACTAATCTTGCTCAAACTTCTCATTATGAAGTTAAGTTTGGTGGATTGCCCTCACAATTACTATCATACTTGAGCACTAGAGGGGTTGATTCTAGATTTATTGCTGAGGATGCTGGATTGTTATGTTTTAATGCTTCTCTGCCAACAACACAATTTGCTACAGCAGAAATTTCTGGAAACTATATTGGAATTACAGAAAACTTTGCACATCGTAGAATCTATCAGGATATTAGTTTTGAATTTTATGTAGATAGAAATTATAAGACCTTGAAATTTTTAGAACATTGGATGGAATTTATTGCGAGTGGCGCATCTTATCCAATTAATGGTATTCATAATCCAATTAATCGAAATGTTGATCAAGGATACTTTACTAGAATGCAGTATCCTGAATATTATAAGTGCAACAAAACTAAAATAATTAAATTTGATCGTGACTATCAGAAAGAAATTGAATATACTTTTATTGGATTGTATCCTTATAATATTGCATCTATTCCAGTTTCATATACACAATCTGATGTGATGAAAATGCAAGCAACATTTAAGATTGAGCGTTATGCTATTGGAAAATCATTAAGTCTGGACATCTTTAGAGGAAATGATAATAACAATCAACAAAATCAATCAAATCCATCAGTTCCGCAGGAACCAAAACCAAGATTAGTTCCAAGATCTCCAGGATCTATACCTTCAAATGGCGTTCAACTTTTCCCAGCAGGTCAAACATTATACGAATCACTTTACGGAACAGACCTTCAAAAGTATAGATAAATAATTTTATCTGATTTGTAGGTGAATATGCCATTACCAAAAATTGCAACTCCGTCTTATAGTTTAGAAATTCCATCTCTTAAAAAAGAAATTAAATATCGTCCCTTTCTTGTGAAAGAAGAAAAGATTTTAATTATTGCAATGGAAAGTGAAGATTCAAAACAAATTGCTGATGCAGTTAAAACCGTAATTAGCAATTGTATTCTAACAAAAGGAATTAAAGTTGACCAACTTGCAACTTTTGATATCGAATATTTGTTTCTCAATATTCGTGGAAAGTCTGTTGGTGAAAACGTTGATGTTTTGATCACTTGTCCCGATGATGGTCAAACACAAGTTCCTGTGAGTATAAATCTTGATGAAATCAAAATTAAAATTGATGATGATCACTCCAGAGACATTAAATTAGATGATAATTTAATTTTGAGAATGAAATATCCTTCGATGAAAGAATTTATTAAAACAAATTTTGGAAGTGATTTTAATATGAGTGTTGACGATACATTTGATTTAATTGTTTCTTGTATGGAACAAGTTTATAGTGAGGAAGAATCTTGGACAGCATCGGATTGCACAAAAAAAGAACTTTCTGAGTTTATTGAGCAACTCACTTCATCACAGTTTAAAGAAGTTGAAAGATTTTTTGCCACAATGCCAAAACTTTCTCATACCCTTAAGGTAAAAAATTCAAATACTGGAGTTGAAAGTGAAGTCTTATTGGAGGGTCTGTCAAGTTTTTTCGCTTAGGAATGGCTCATGAAAATCTTGAGTCATATTATAAAACTAACTTTTCTCTCATTCAGCACCATAAATATTCATTGACGGAAATTGAAAATATGATTCCTTGGGAGAGGGAAGTTTATATTGCTCTTCTTAAACAATATATTGAAGAAGAAAACTTAAAAAACAACACAAATGGCTGAGTTAGATCCTGAAAAAGTTGGTAGATCTGGAATAGATCCAGGAACAGGATCTCCTTTGTCTCCGGAAGTTAGAAGCACACTTTTAAGAAAATCAATAATTGATCAATCTGTTTTTAAAAATCAATTATTAGAATCTGAAAATAGAAAAAAAGAAATTGATACTCAAAACAATAAAGTTATACAATCTCAAGAACAAGCACTCTTGGGATTCAATTCTAATCTTCAAGCATTAAGATCTGATATTGGTAAATTAGGAACAGGTCTTGCAAGCATTGCATTACTCCTTCAACAAGATAATGCAGAAGAATTATCAAGAACAAAAGCAGAACAGGAAAAAGAAAGAAGACTAGCAGAACAGCAAGTTAGAATTGGTAAAGAGAATGAATTAGAGCAAAAGATACGAAATGCTCTTGTTACTCCAGTTCAGAAGTTAACTCCAAAGGTGAATGATGTCTTTGGTAGGATTGGTGCTGCACTTGGAATTTTATTTGGTGGTTGGTTAACAAATCAAGTTGTTCAAGCAATTAAAGCATCAGAAGAAGGAAATACAACATTATTCAATAATATTAAATTTAACATAGTTAAAAACTTAGCGATTGTTGGTGGTGGTTTATTAGCAATTAAAGCAGGATTTTCTTTGATTAAAAGAACAATTGCTGGAATTGCTTTTGGATTAACAAGGTTACTAATTGTAAAACCTCTTGTTGCAGCTTCAAATTTACTTCGTGGTCGAGGAATAAATCCTGGTGGAGGAAAACCAAGAACAGGACCAGGAGGAAAACCTGGACCAAGAGGACTAGGACTCATTGGAGGTTTATTTGCTAGTTATGCAGCATTTGAGAACTTTAAAAAAGGAGAGAATGTAGATGGGATAATGAACGCTGCTTTGTTACTTCCAGCACCTCCTATTGTTAAAGGTCTGTTATTATTAGGAGTAACGGCAGATCAAATAGCAGAAGCATTCGATGGAAATATTTTTGGTAAACATCCAAGATATGCAAAAAAAGCAAAAGAAATTGAGGATGAGGCAAAGAAGCAAAAGAAACCTCCAACATCAACTAAACCAGCACCATCTTCTACTCCACCTCCTGCAGCGCCTACTCCACCTCCTGCAGCGCCTACTCCACCTCCTGCAGCGCCTACTCCACCTCCCGTAGCACAACCTCAAACACCAATGATGGGCGAACAGAAACCATCAACTCCTGCTCCAAGCGCAGAGATGGTTTCTCAATTTGAGCAGGCATGGCAATATCGTAATAATCCTATGGCAAGAGGAAGAATTGAAGATGCATGGGAAAAAATGACCCCTGAGCAAAAAAATCAGGCAAAAAATTGGGCAGAATCAACTGGTAAAGATTGGAGTGAAATGAAATTGCAAGTTCCATCTCCTGCTATGACTTCTTTGCAAGAAAACACACAACCTAAAATAGAATCTCCACCAACCGCAGAAATGACACCCCCTGCAAAACCACCAACACAAGTTGGTCAATTGCCAGAACCACAACCATCTGTGACAATGATTAAAACATCAAATAATGCAAATCAACAAGCAAATGTGCCTTTAACAAGTGGTGCTTTATCTGATGTTCCTTTAATTAACTCTGCAAATCCAGATAATTTTTATGT